ATACCATAGTATAAATTTGTTCTTTTTCCTCAAGGGATAAACTATTAGGTAGTAAAGAAAAGAAACCTGTTTTATCATTATTTTTTATATATTCTCTAGCCTTAGTACCACTAACTCCCCCGTTTCCGGTCTCAATAGTTATAGGAGTTAGGTTAGGATAATCATCCTTTTTAGTAGTAAGATGTTTAGTTCTTAATGCTATATCACTTTCATCATCTTCCCTACCTTGTCTTTTACCTAAAAACCATTTATATTTATTCTGTGGATTTTCTTTTGCTAGATTATAAACAGTACGTATAGGAGTTGCTACTGGTAGTATTTCAACTTTTAAAGGTAAATATTTTAAATACATATCCCATATAACTAGGGAATCAGATTGATCTATACCACCTCTCTCTTTTTGACCTACTATAACTATAAGTGAATCAAGATCGGGATTACTTTCAAGAGCTTGTTTTACTACTTCAAAGTGTCCCCTAGTTGGGGGTTTAAACCCACCTCCATATAATCCTATTTTAGCCATTTAGGAATTGTTTTAATCTCATTTGTGCTTCTTCCCTAGATATTGTATATTGTAGAATATCATATAGAAATTCTTCATCTAACATATCTTGAATTTCAGCATTTAATTTATCTCTTTGTTCCTTAGATCTTTTTTGTTGTGCTGGGGTCTTAGGTTTAGTTCCTGTAGGTTTAAATGGAGTAAGGTATTTTTTAATAATTTTCTCTATGTCTTCAATTTTATCACCCTTTAAAGTATTGGCTACAGCTATAAAATTAGGTGTAAATAAATTAAAATAGGGTTTTATGTTATCTGTTACACTTTTCCAAGTACGCATTACAATAGCAGGTGGTAAACTTCTATCCTCACCTCCTGATTTTTCAAATCGTTTTTCGTTTTGTTTTAGGGAACGTTCTAAATCAGTATAAACATAAAGCATCATTATTTTATATCCCGCCTCTTCTAATTCCTGTTTCAACTCAGCAGTTTTATTGTATGAAGCAGCAGTACCATCTAGTACAAATGATTGTTTACCATCTATTACTCCTTGTAGTTCACCCTTAAATTCTTTATTAGCCGCAGCCATTTGTTTAGCTTGTTCAACTCTTTCCTCAGGTGTAGCATTTTTTAAATCCAAACTAACATTAGCTTGTTTAAGATTTTTAATAAAGATATCATCTATATTAAGTATTTTAAGTCCCCCTAAATCAAGATCTTTCAAGATAGATCCTTTTCCCGCACCTGGGGCACCAGCTAAAATAATAGCCTTAGGTTTATTAGTTTGTTCTTTTAAAAGTTGTACTAATGATATCATTATTATAAATATTACAACTCCCTTTTGACTGTAGTTTTAAATTCTGTAAAAATAGGTGAATGTTTTGGATTCTCTAAATCAAATAATTTTTTAACAGTTAAGAAAATATCAATGTTTTCTTCTTGTGTTCTTTTGGATTCATACATTTCCCACCCTTTACCTTGCATTTTACCTTTGGCAGGTTTTCTTTTAGATGATTTAAGCCATAGTATTCCATATCTTTGAGGGGTTTTACCATAACATTCCTCATAACACTTACCATACACAGCTGTTTGTAAATCATAAACCGTTTGAAGATTATTAGATGTTTTAAAATCTACAATCCATATCTCACCATCTATCTCACAAACCATATCACAAGTACCAGCTACTTTTAATTCATCTGAAAATAAATGAACTTCAGTTTCAATTAATGTAGGTTTATATTCTTCCCACCATTCAACAAAACGCAAAAACATCTGCCATATATCAGGGTGATATTGTGGGTTTCCAAATTCACTTAAGAAATTAAGTTCTTTACCATTTAGGTATTGTTCAATCATTTCGTGAACTTGAGTACCTTCCTCCCCCGCTTTTTTAACTATAAAATCAGCAGAGTATCCTACTTTTTTAAGCCAATCTTCAAAAAATTTACCTTTAGGGTAGTGACTTAGTACGTAGGTTATAGAAGGATAATATTCACCATTTCTTCTATAGTATCTAGCATCAGGTAAAGTTATTTGTCTAGCATCCGGAGATATTTCAATTATCCTATTATAGGACTTTTTTACATTTCTTTTCATATTAAAGATAGTTTCTTTTCAAATAGGTTTTCATAAGTTAACTTCTGAGAAGTTTGAACTAATTTAGTAAAATCAATAAAACCCATTTCACTAGGATCTTTATCTTTTAATTCCACAAGGTAAACTTTTTTACCTACATTTAGAAATTCTTCTGCGAATTCTAAAGCTCTTGCCATAGCATCAGTATCTAATGCTAGATATATTTTTTCAACTGTAGATGATACTATTTTTTTCATTAGAGATTTTTGGATATTCTTACCTAATAAAGGGATAGCATTACGTTTAATACTAATAGCATCAAAGGGACCTTCACATAGTATAATAGGAAGATTCCAATTTATAAAAAATTCAAAAGGTATAATATCTCTTGACCAGCTGGGGTTTCTATACTTTATGTAAGGGTCTTTTTCAAATGATCTAGCTGTAAAATAGTTCAAATTACCATTATCATCATAAGATGGTATGATTACCATTTTAGAGTATAAACCATTTTCACAATATCCTATATTATACTTTATAATATCATTATCAGTTAGTCCTCTACGTTTAAGGTAGGAATATGCGTGTTTAGCTATGATATCATTATTATCTAATATACTGCTATACTCCTTAGGTAAACATAGGGTATCTGCAGGTACACCGTGTTTATCTTCATAATCATATACTTTAACTAATGACTTTAATTCCTGTAATTTAGAATTATCAGCATTAACTTTTTTAAATAATGTAATTAATCTGCTTCCCTTAGTATTGCATACCCAACAGTTCCATGGGTTAAGTCCTTTTTTATTGACTGTAAAATTAACCTCTAGTTTAGGTTTATGATGGTTACAGAATGGACAAGTGTATGCATAGTTACCTCGTGCAGTTTTTCTACCTCCCCCTAATACGGAGTTGGCTAAATTTACTAACAAATCATTTATCATATTAGTCTTTATAATTCTCCAGATCAGATCTAAAGAATTTTCCCAGTATGTTGCTATTAATATACGAAGGATTTTCCAGGACTTCAAACATCATTTGAAATTTAGTTTCACTGTATGTAAGTTCTTTTTTACTATAGCAGATTTGTATGATTTCTCTTGTAAATTCTTCCTGTTTATTTTCTTTAATTAATTCTTTTATATAGTCATGGGATCCATAGTAACCTTTCCAATTGCCTTCTTTTACTACCTTTCTCCAACGTTTATAGCCCTTAAGAGGAGGTAATTTTTTATTAAAAAATAATTGCTTTTTACCAATATATTTTTTACCTGTGGGTGTATGAGTTACCTCATAAATAAAACCAAATGTATTTTCAGGAAATTGTGAAATATCTACTATTTCTTTCCCTTCATAAGTCCAATTCATTAAAACATATCTAAGTTAACCATTATTGTAGTATCAGTGTGTTGTGATACAGGAAGAGGTTTTGCTAGTTTGGCAATAGCCACTAAATCATAATCATTATTATACATTCCTACGGTAGTAATATAAGGAGTAAAATAGGACCCCGTAGCAAAATCATAATAAGTATTAGAATTAATATTACTACCCTTAATTATAGTAGGGTTAAGAGAAAATTGGTATTCATTTTCCGTTATCCTAGCGGCAAATTGTGTCTCATTTAGAGTTAAGGTACTTTCAAAAGAACATGTAACATTGGATCCCGTCATAAAAGCATCAAATCCTGGTGCTTCACCATATAAATCTGTTCCATAGACTGCCGTACCATATAAAGAATCATATGCATCTTCACTTTCTACTGTAACAATGGCTAATCCATGTTCATATATAATATTACCTAATTGATTTCCATCTTGATCAAATAAATTCCCTTCTCCATCATCAGTCATTATAGTTGTATCTTCTTCATATCTAAAAGTACTAGGTTTGATATACTCTCCAAATAACTTAGATGGAATTGAGATAACTCCAATTCTAGCATCAGATTGTGTGGGGAATTCTCTTCTAGGTACTAGATCAGAAGATAAATAATTATAAAAGCTAGTAGTAGAAGTAGGACCGGTTATTGTTCCGTCAT